ACTGGTAATTTATTAAACTCTAAAAATTTAACAGATACTGAATTACCATAATCAATATTACCTGGAACAGCAAATTTAATCCCACCTAATCCAGTATATTCTACTTTATTAAGAGTTCCTCCTGGTGGTGTTACTGATAAACATGCACCAGCTAACAGACTCTTAATTTCTCCATCCTCAAGTCCACCAGCATAAGTCTTTAAAGCTGGTGGAAGTTTTGCAAAGTATATAAAATGATACCCAGTTAAATAGGGATCAGCAACACCCGCTACAGTTCCACCGAAATTTCTGCTTAACATATTGGTTGTTGCGTTAACAAAAGAATTCTTGATTGCCATTTTTATTTTCCTCCTGAAAATATCTTATTGAACATTAAATCTTTTTCAGTATATTACACACTCATTCTTTTTTGAATAGTCTGAACTACAAAATCCCAGTTTCCGTTTGGAATATGAATTGCTTTATCATCAATATAGAATTCAGCAGATAACTTATCAGCTGTAATTCCATCATATAGAACGTTATACTCATCTAACCATTCTTTAATTTTCTTTAATTGATCTAAATAATCTCCACCAATTTTTTCATTATTAGTTTTAGATGCTCTAGATGTGAATATTATAATTTCAAATCCTTGATTTTTCAACCATTTAATTGCATCTACAGAACCTTCAAAAGGAGGATCATATATATCTCCACCATTCCATCCTTTAGAAAATTTATGAATAGTCCCATCTAAATCTATCATTATTCTTTTCTTATCAGAATTTTTCTTTTGTTCTGACATAAGTTTTTCGTCATCTTCATAATTATCCATTGGAAACATTGATTCATCAGTGTGTAATTTTTCTAAAAAAGAGTTAATTATATTCATTTTAATTTGTTCTCCAATTTATATTTTGTTCTATATTTTTAAGAAGGTTGGTTTCATTAAAAAAAATGTTTCTATATATATTAATAAATGAAAAGGAATTTTTTAAACTATTTAAAGGAGGTATTATGAAAGCTACACCAACTTATGTTGTACAGAAATTATGTGACTTTGGTTATGATACATACATTGTGGGTGGTGCCGTAAGAGATTTATTAGATGGTAAAAACCCCACTGATATAGATATTGTAACAGCAGCAAATCAACAACAAATTGAAACTTTATTTAAGAGTCATAAATTAACAATGGCTGGTACATATTTTAAAGTTATGTTTGTTGATGGTATTGAAGTTGCAACATTCAGAAAGGATACATATAAAGGCCTTAGTGATAAAGATGTACAAGTTGTAGAAACTAAAACTATTCTTGAAGATCTTGCCCGCCGTGATTTGACTGTGAATTCGATGGCGTTTTGTCAATTTACGGGAGATATTATTGATCCGTATAAAGGACGGGATGATCTTAAAAAAAGAAAAATCAAATTTGTTGGGAATCCAATAAAACGAATATATGAAGATCCTAATAGAATCATTAGAGCATGTAGATTCTTAGCAGTTATTGATGGAATATTCGATCCAGAAACAAAAACGGCATTAAAGGATATGGGGCATTTAGTTGAAAAATATGTTGCCCCTGAAAGAATTCGAGTTGAAATTCTAAAAGCAATGAAGGCTCGATATGCGAGTGTATTTTTTAATGCATTACATGAGATTGATGTTTTACAATATATTTTCCCTTCTTTAGATTGTTGCTATTATTTTGATATTCATGGATTACATCATAGAGAATCAATCATTACACATTCTCTATTATCTGGGGATAGCATCTCAACAAAATATCCATTGATAAAATTGGCTACATATTTACATGATGTTGGAAAACCTCCAGCGTGTAGATATAATCCAAAAACTAAAGATGTTAAATTTACCGCTCATGATGTTGAAGGTAAGTATTTACTTTTAGATGAATTAAAACATCTAACCTTTTCAAGTAAAGAGATTGATTATATTACAACTCTTGTTAGACTTCATATGAATACTTTTCATAGCGAAAAATCAATCAGAAAACTTGCTCATAAATTGAATGAACATGATATTGATTTAATGGATCTATATAGATTAAAGTTAGCAGATTCTAAAGCTAATATTATTAAAGGCCCATATCCATATCAAACCATCAGAGGAGATTTTGAAAGAATCAAAAAAGCTTTAGAACCTAGAAATGAAAATAGATTCGATCAATTAGCTATCAATGGAAAAGATATTATGGAGATAACTGGGTTAAAACCTGGTCCAAAAATTGGTGCAATTAAAAATCTTCTCTTAGAAATGATATTAGAATATCCAGAATTAAATAGTGAATATCATTTGAAATCAACTCTATGGGAAAATGTAAAAATACATGAAATAATTAATCAAAAGGAGATAATGGAAGAATGATACAACTGCCAAAAGGATTTAAACTATTATCAAAGTTTCGAGCTGGCAGCCATCTATATGGAACGAATACCCCTGATTCAGATATAGATACAAGAGGGGTATTCGTTTCACCTAAAGAATATTTTTTAGGGTTTGCCAGACGAGCTGAAAGATTTTCGGATAAAATAACGGATACAGAATATCATAGCATCCAACATTTTTTTAAACTTGCGTTAAAATGTAACCCGAATATTATTGAATATTTTTTTATTCCAGATTTACAGATGATATCTTCATCTAAACAATGGGATCTAATTGTTGAAAATAGAGATTTATTCATATCAAGTAAAGCCAAATATACTTTTACAGGCTATGCATTTTCACAAATGAAAAGGATTAAAAATCATAGAGCGTGGTTATTAACTCCACCAAAGAAAAAACCTGAAAGAGAAGATTTTGGATTACCACCTCATAAATCTCTTTTATTAAAAGATAAAATTGGAGCGTTCAATGAAATCATTGCAAATTACTTAAAACAAATTGGTGCGTATCATGACTTAAAGGATAATCTTCTTGAAATGGAAGAGGTTCATAACTATAAAGCTATTGTTGAAAATACAAGCAAACTTGATTTTAAAGCAATCGGTACAATTGTTCCTTTAAGTGATAATATAATGTATGCTCTTGAAAAAGAAAAAGCATATTCATCTGCTCTTATGCACTGGACTCAATATCAAAATTGGTTAAAAAATAGAAATCCCGCTAGAGCAAAATTAGAAGCAAATTTTGGGTTTGACACCAAACATTTTCTTCACCTTGCGCGTCTAATGACAGAGGCAAAAGAGTTAATGACAACCAACAAGATTACATTTCCAAGACCAGATAGGGAATATCTGTTAGCTATCAAAAATGGTTTATATACATATGAACAAGCAATGGAAAAATTTGAGAAAATTAATGATGAAATGGAGGAAATATATAATAATAGTATTCTTCCAAAGAAACCACAACTTAATAAAGCTGATGACTTATGTGTAAAAATTGTTGAGGAATATTTAAAATAAAAAATAAAAGAAAAGAAAAGGAGAAAGAGAAATGAAAAAGTTATTGGTAGTTAGGTTAATAGTTATGGTAATGGTAGTTGGGGTAGCCTCGATAGTAGTCCCTTGTTTTATGAAGGAGAGAAAATATGGATAAATGGCAATGGTTGAGTATAGGAGTTGTAGTGTTAATAGCTGTTGGGTATATAAGTTTATCTATAATATTATAAAAACAAAAAAAAAAGGAGAAAACAACAACATGAACAAAAAAAGTTTATTAATAAAAATCGTAAAATTTATACATGAGGCAAATATTAAATATAGAAAATCAGACATTGGAGATGTATGGTTATTAATATTCATTATTTTAATGACTATGATTGGTAGTATATCAGCAATGTCAATGACTATATTAATATTTCTATGTCTAAGGGGTATATACATATTTAACATTCTTGAAAGATTGGGGGTTATAAATGAAGAAGAAGAAAACAAAAAAGATGATAACGAAATTATTAAAAACAACAGATAAAGAATTTATTATTGGTCAATTTGATAAGCAGTTTGCCAATGATAAATATGAACTTTTGTTTAACACTCAAACCGGGGTTGAAGTATTAAGGGGTATAAACGGTCACCCGGATCCATTTCAGTTAGAGTTTCCATCTATATTAGATGTGGGAATTATGGGGCATTGTCTAAACAATTGTGAAATTTGTTATCAAGGGCGTGCTTATGAAGATAACATGACTCTTGACAATTTCAAAAAAATAATAGATGAAGCGAAATACCATACAAATCAAGTAGCTCTTGGAGGAAGGGGAGACCCAAATCTTCATGAAAATTTCAAAGAAATACTTGAGTATTGTCGAGAAAATAATGTTGTTCCTAATTATACTACAAGTGGAAATAATTTAACAGATGAACAAATTGAAATATCCAAAATATGTGGGGCTGTAGCTGTATCAGATTATAGAAAGGATTATTCATACTCAGCTTTACAAAGATTAACTGATGCCAAAATTAAAACCAATCTTCATTTTGTATTAACCAGGCATACACATGAAGATGCTTTAAAAATTATATATGGTTACAATCCATGGAGAACAAATGGAAATCAAGACACTTTATTTGACATAAATAAATTAAATGCAGTAATATTTCTATTATTTAAACCTCAAGGTCAGGCATTAAATCTTACCAATTTTACCCCGACTCCTAATCAATTAAAAACTTTTTCAGAGTTAGTTATAAAACCTTCTTGTAAAGTAAAAGTGGGTATGGACTCTTGTCTTGTAAATCATGTTCTACAATATGTGGAAATGAGTGATATACAAAAGATGTCTGTTGACTCATGTGAAAGCTCTAGAATGTCTGTCTATATATCTCCGAGCATGCATCTTATTCCTTGTAGTTTTGCAGATCATGAAAAATGTGGTGTTTCTTTAAAGAAAAAATCTATCTTTAAAGTTTGGAATACTGCACCTGAATTTAAAAGATTTAGGAAAATCTTAAAGAAAAATCCATATACATGTCCAGCTGGATTTTAAAATTAGTAGAAATAACGGAAAATAAGTGGGTCATTCTAGTGACCCACTTATTTTTTTATTAGTATTTTTGGTTTAAAAATTTTTGTGATTCCACACTACAAACTATTTTTGCTAAATTACCAGTAGAACATTCATCTTTGTGAGCATATTTATAGTGATGTTTTTCACAACAAGCCACGCAGTAATCTGGGTCTAAAGCAAAAAATGGTTCTTTTTTAACAGGAAATATATGGTGCATATCCGTAGCTGGTTCACCACAGTATTCACAAAGGCCACTTTCTCGCTCAAAGACTACAGCTCTGCATATTAGATATTCAGCATAAGTGTAAGGTAGGTTGTTATCTTCATATAGATCTCCATAAACATTATATAAAATACATGTATCTTTACATTTTTGTGAACAATAGAAATTAGATTCACCAAATCCTCTAGGATTCTCAACTGCTTGCATTCTTTCAGATAATTGGGCTCTAGTTGGTGTAAACCATCCACCTTTTTCTTTTGAGTTTTTACAATTATGATTTTTACAACGAACTTGTATTTCTTTTTCATTGGGTTTGTTAGGGTTATATCTTAACTCTTCTATCTTAAAAAAGAAAGGATATTTTTCTTTATAATCTTTTAACGTATAAGTCATTTTTCTCTTATGTTCTTCAGAAAGAGGTTTATTTTTCTTTCCTTCACTTATTTTCTTTTTATGTTTTTCAGAAAGAGGACCTAAATGTTTTCCTTTGTTGGCTTTACCAATTTTCTTTTTATGTTCTTCAGAAAGAGGTCTTGTGTTTTTTCCTTTCATTGAGATACTTATTTTCTTTTTATGTTCTTCAGATTGAGGTCCTGTCTTTTTTCCTTTTTGTGATTCACTTACTTTCTTCCGAACAGATGGACAAGATTGATATCTCTCACTACAGCACCATTTACCATTTTTAAATTGATATTTTGCTTCTTGTCCACAACCATAGTCACATATTTTCATTTATAATTTTCCTTCATTGATTATTTTTCTAACGATAAAAAACCTCCCTTTCTTTTATTGTTTGTTCTAAGAAAGGGAGGTAACATCTAAATTAATTAACAAAGATAAAACCAACTAACATATTGAATTACTTGATAAAAAAATTGAGTTCTATCTTTTCCACCACACGTGTAGGCTGTAAAGTAACATCGACATGAAATATTTTAGTTTTTCTTTCATAATCAGTTGCACCAACATCTACTGTATATGAATCTAACCCTCTATTTTGTTTAATTACTTCTAAGAAGTCAACAACACTACCTGCAACTTGACCCCATGTAATTTCGTCATTTTGCTCATAGATAAAGAATCTACAATATTGTTCTAAAGCTCTCTTGGCGTATAAAACAAGTCTTACAATATTCAAGTCCTGAAGTGCTGAAGCTTTAGCCTGGCTAGTTAATTGCCCCCACACCACATATCCTTGGGCAAACTTAACAATTGGATTTAATTGCTTTAAGTACATTTGATCTCGCTGACCCAATCTAGGATTATATCTCATTTCCTTAATTGAATCAATTGCAGCTCTATTGAAACCTGCAGCAGCATACCACAATTCAGCAACATTATCATTTCTTGGTAATAGATATGCCATATGGTATACCGGAGAAAACCATACATCTGCTCCAGTAAATGGATCTGATACTTTATTAAATGATTCATAAAGAGAAACAAAATAGTTATTAAATGTATTAACATTATTTCTAGAAGCTAACGCCGCATTTACTGTTGCATTATCACCATTATCTAAAATACCAACACAATCACGTCTTGTTTGGCATAAAGTACTTATAGCTGTTTTTACATCTGCTGGGTAACCAGCATCATAAACAAGTGTAAAGTAAATTGATTCAGGATCTAATATAGTATCATCAGTAATACCTGAATATGCTTGTTCTAGTAATGTTTCAGCTTCAACAGTATCAAGATCACCTTGAACATCTATTAATGATCCTTCAGTTCCCTTTCTTAATGGTTGTGGTTCTGATGATATAAAAGCAGAAGCAATACTTACTACTGATTTTTTAATTCTGTATGAAATTATTGAATTAACATCAAATGTAAGAATGTCTCCATTCCATGATTGTGCAGCAGTATCTAAAACTCGCCCATCAAATACCTTAATAGTTTCATTATCTGTACCTGACGAAGCTCCTAACCAACCAGTAATTGTATTACCTTTTCCATCTTTAGCAACTATCGTATAAGATGCATTACCAGTTTCTGGACTTGTTTGCCAATCAGAAAAATCTTGTTTGTTATCTGTTAATGTGGCAAGTCCACCTGTAATAACAGATGAAATAACACCTATATCTTTATCATAAGTTCTAACAGCAAGATCATAACCAGCAGTATATGTATCATTTGCTTCATTGAGAATCATATCTGCTCTTAAGACAGATGAATAAGTTTCAAGAACTGATTGAATCCATAATGAATCTCCAGCACTATCTTTTGCATTTGGATCAAATGAAATATTGAATGACTCAATTATAATATCATCTCCATCTGATTGTTTCTCATATATATCTAATACATAAGTATCATATAACAATGGATTTGAATACTCAGTTATTCTTACACCAAGACCATTATAATATTCTCCTCTACCTATTGGATAAAGAAAACATAATGGTTGAGTGTCTCCAACTACTGCTAAATTTGTCTTTAACTCTGCTTTTGTGTTAATGCTTTCAACATATGTAACACTGATACTAGAAGTTGTATCTGCAGCTGCTAATTGTGCATCAATTCTTAAATTTGAATATGCTGCATCATCAGACATAAGTCTCATCCAATATAGAGAACCAGATTCTCCTAAAAAGTTATATCCAATATATGGGCCTTGTCCGAAATTCTTTCCATAATCTACAATGTTTGGTTCACCCCATTCTGAAATATATTCAGATCTTGAACCAACAAAGATTACTTCGTTGTCTCTTCCTTTCTTTGAAAATCCACATAACAACCCAATGGTTGACGGGACATTCTGAACGAATGAAGAAAGGTCGATTATTTTTGTATAAACACCTGGGGAAATATTTGACATTAGCGTATCCTCCTAAATTTAATTAATAGGTTTTTAATTTTAAATGATTTCCATAATAACAGTTTTTAAATAATTTCTATATTTAAATTTCCTAGATACGCTTTCTTGAAACGGCCTATTTTCCGTTTTTAATTTTCTATTATAAATACAAATACCAAACAAATACTAATCGTCTGGCATCAGTTTTAACTATTGTTGGGAATGTGACTTTTGAAAATATGCTGAATTGACCTGAATATCCTCCTCCACTATTAGCTGCACTAAATAAACCAGCCTCGGATAATTGATTGCCATTTGCATCATTAGCACCAATTGTAACAGATATTCTTATAACTAACCATTTATTATCATTTAATACATCTGGTTCAAATGTAACACTATCAAAAGGTTTTTTATAATAACCTGTTTCTGGATATCCTGTTCCTGTAACATGATAATCAGCACAAGATGAATCTGTAGAATTAATCATAATTCTTGATGATAAATCATCATCACTAATAATTGGGGCAATAGGAACAAATGGGTCAGCAATATCCACTCCACCATCACCTAAACCAAACCATGTTAAAAATTCATCTCTTGTCGGAGTAGCATATGCATTTTCAATATTTACCAACCTTTGTGCTAACATTTCTCTACCAAGATAAACAACAAGGTTGCTTTTATGTCTTAATTTTTTACTCCCATCATCAGAAAGTTCATAAATTTTAACAATCCCTTTGGGTCTTTTATCAGTCATTTCTTTTTTATCAATAGAGTCTCCCAAACACTGATCTCCATAATAATCAAATGCATTGATTTCTAAGTCTTTTTTCCCCATATTATTTTATCCCTAATAACCTTTTATATTTTGTTCTAAAAAAATAATGAGTTAGAAATAAATCACGGGTGTATAGAGCGACATTTATCCATACAAAATATGTACCGTGATCTATAACGTTACTCTAAAAAAGTTCCACAATTAGGACAAAACTTATATGATGATTTACTTTTTATTCCACATGAGGAACATGTTAATTTAACTTGAGCCATAATAGGTTTTTTAACAGAAGTCCCTTTAACACTAGTACCACGAAGTTGAATAATAATAACTTCTGCGGGGTCTGTTTCTCCAATACCAGCATAGTTAAATTGTTGATTTATTTCAGACCCTTTAACAGTAATACCTAGATCATCAATTGGAGTTTTTAATTCATTAATTTCACTCATATTTGCAAGCTCTGATACATCTTTAACATTACAATTATATGATTGTAAATTATCTCCTAATGAGTTTATAGATTCACCACCATCCGCTGTTCCACTACTAGTATATTGTGGAGTTTCTACTATACCTTTTGAATCATTACAAGTATATCTATATGGTTCTGGATAATGACAAAATCTCCATGGATGGTGATAATGATATGTATGGTGTTCATTTATAATAGTTTTTATTACAGTAGCTTCTTTCTCAAAAGCAAACTCAATTCTAATTAATCCATCATCAATTTTATCTCCACGATGATCCATAATTTGTTGAGTTTTCTCAATAAATTTAAATTTATTTTTTGCAATAGTATTCTTTAAAAATCCTTCAAGTTCTATTGACTTGTTAGATTCAATAATTAACGAATTACCATCAAGAACATCTTCACCATCAATTTGAACAGTTACAGAAGCCTTTCTGGAATTTAAATTTTTAAGATAAAGTGAATACTCACTTCCAAATGGTAGGGTGACAAACCCATCTCTTATTCTTAAGATTTGTCCATTAGATTTTAGTTCAGCGATAAAATGATTTTTGTAAGTCATAATAAATCCTCCTTTTACAGGCGACCGACTAACACCTCAATTTTTTTAAAGTCGATTGGTGATTTATATTTTGTTCTAAATTTATTATCAGGTTAGAAATAATATACTATATATATAAATAAATGAAAACAATTATTAACTTTTATTTATAGGAGGATATTATGTTATCAAAAACTGAAAATCAAGAATGGGAAGGTATGGTAGATCATATGCGTGCTGATTTAGATAGTGGTATGCAACTCACCAAAATTGAAATGGTAGCTCGAAAAATTGTTAAAGAAGATGGTCGAGATTTTGATGAAGAATTTAAAAAGTGGAAAATCAAAATGAAAGTAACTCCACATATTATGAAAGTTGAGTGTGCATGGTGTGGTTTAGATATGGGAAATAAACTATGTAATGAAGATCAGCAGGATAAGATTTCACATGGTATGTGTAATTCATGTAAAACCAAAATGGAAAAAGAAATATCTGATTATAAGGAGGTGAGATAACTATGCCAAAAAAAGATGGACAAGGTCCACCAACAACAGCTCCAGGTCCTCATGATGGACGTGGCAATGGAGGTGGAAACCAATCAGGTCAAGGTTCTGGACCCAAAACCGGTGGCGGGAAAGGAGATTGTAAATGACAATCCCAATGCTTAAATGTAATGTCTGTGGGAAAGAACGTCAAGAAGTATTTATTGATATTCTCAAAAAAGATCGTTCAGCAGAATGGGGTTTATCAGAAGGTACATATATAGAAAATATCAAATTCTGTAATGATAAACCCGAATGTTTCTTTGGAGCTGAAAAAGTTCGGCTAACAAAGAAGGTCGAGGAGGGACCTTAAATTACCTGGTGGCCGGTGGTCGTAGTAAAAAAAGTGATGAAGGTTTTATGTATCATCACTTTTTTTGTTCTAATAATTGAATAACGGTTTATCTATTTTCGGTTTAGTAATAGTGTGATCATAATTCTTCCAATCATCTTCAATATGATCTGGGAATACATAAAATTTAGTATCAAAATTCATAATCATACCATCTCGTTTTCTCATATCAGCTTGAACTATATAACCACCAACTGTTGGATATAGACCTTTTCTTTTAAGATAAGATGTTTGACCTTCAAAACAACCACACTGCATACCAAGAATTGTGCCGAATAAACTTTGAAGTTGTATGTGCAAATGACCAGAAAGTAAAAATCTTATTGATGGTTTGTCTTTTACATTTCTTGAAATCTTTGCTAATTCAGAATATGCTATCTGTTCCACATTTTTCTGTAAACGATAACTATATGAATATGGCACACCCCCACTCGGATGTAACATTTTCATATCCACACCAGGTAATATAGGAACATCAGCATCATCAAAACCAATATAGTGAAAATCCGGTCTTTGAGCTTCAATTGATAACATTGGATTATGTCCACCACCCCGTTTAATAAATGAGTAGTCATGATTTCCACCGATAACATAATATTCAAATCCTTTTGGTAAATTTAAAATAACAGACTCTTCTTGTTCCTCTGCTGAAAGAGCATATACTTCAAATTGTTGACCTGGATAAACATTATAACCTGCACAAACATCCCCAGGTACAAACATATATTTAACTCCTTTTTTTCTACAGATTTCAGCAAATTCTTTTAAATGAGTTATTTGGCATTCTTTAGAACCAAAATGAAGATCTGAAGCAACACCAAAAATAATTTCTGTATCTTCAAGAGGTTTGGGTATTGGAGTACCCTCTGATGCTATAACATGACTTAAAATTATTCTATCCTGTTCACATATAATTTCATATCCTTGATTTCTATAATAATCTATCATTTCAAAAATCTTATCTGAATTACAATTTAAAATATCACACAATTCATTTCCATCAACAACTTTTCTTTTATTTAAAATCTCTAAAAATTCTTCTCCTTTTGTTCTATCTTTTTTAGTTTTAAGTCTTGGTACACCTTTAAGGTAATTCTTTTTTATAGCTGATACATATTTACCAAAAGTTTTTATATCTCTATTATAACTAAATTGAGTAATAGCATCGTTATATATCTCCCTTGTAGAAATACCTTTTATAAGTTTAAATTTAACAAACTCTACTAATCCAGGATATTTCATATAAACATTTACCTCCCATTATAATCTTTAATTTATATTTTGTTCTATAAACGAAAGGTTGGCATCCTTTTTAAAGTCAAGGGTTTGTGTGTATAATTAGGTGGGATTGGTTCTGTAAAGTTATACTTCTGGTTCAAGTATAATTCTAGCACCATTTTCTTGTAATAGAAGTGCACCATTTTCTTGTAATAAGAAATTACCAGCTGATATAAGATCAATAAACACTGTATCAAATCCATAAGTACAATCAAACGAACCCATTTCATCAAAATTTCTAAATCCCCCAATTTGACAAAATTGAAAGTCAGCTGTGGTATCAATTAAAGTTTCAGAAACAACAAAACCTGTTGTATCTGATGATGGACATGGAAGATGATCATGAATCTCTTCTCGATAATGAAGATCAAACACCTTTCTAATATCAGTTGCAGCTCCAATATCAAAATATGAACCACAATCATAAGTCGCTCTTGAATAATATAAAGGAGAAGTAGAATCAAGAGTACATGGAATACTATCTCCAGTTACATAATCATAAAAATCATCTTGAGTTGATATAGGATCGAAACTATCTTCAATAATAATTGAACCAAATAATCTATATTTAAATTGTATTGCTTCAAGCACAAGCAATCTGGCTCTATAAGGTTTGAAAAAATCAATTACTGGTTTAAGTTCATCAAATAATGCCTGCATACCAGAAAGAATATATCCTAAATTTATGAAACCAAAACCAATATTAGTACGAACCCAATTTGCAAGATCTTTCAAAAGAGAATTTAACACAACAACGTTACTATCCGACAATCCATCCAGACTGGTTTTTAACGAAGAGTTTACTAAATTTAAAATATTACCTGCATCATTTCTTGTTTGAAGAAAATAATTACTTTGAGCTATAGTAAATAAACGATAATATTCTGCTAATGATTCTTTTTGATTTTCTCTACTTGTTGGTATAGTAGATATTAATGTATTGTATTCTGATAATATAATTGTAGGATCTGTATTAGTTCCGTCATAACAAATTATATTACCTGTAGTATCAATACCAGAAACATACTCTTTATTATAAGTATAAACAATACTTAAGTATAATTCTAACAAAGATACATTAATACCAAGAAGCGAAATCTCTGCATCCTGTGATGGAAGGGTTCCTGATGATAACCAACTCTCATATTGGTCTATTATTTTTCGACATAAAATAGCACTTTCTGCACCAGGTTGTGTAATTGGTTGGATCCCAATATAAGGGCTTTTTGATGGTAAATTTATTTTATTTGTTTGATTTAATTGGAAAATTTGTTGTTGAGTTTGTATCCAATGTGGGTCACCCTCAGTTAAAAAAGTATATGGAAATTGAATCTGTGAAGCATTGATAGTTGTTCCTGTTACAGGATCTCCTCTAAATACTAATGATCCATTTGCATCTACTTGAAGCCAAAATTCAAAAATATCTAATTCTGTAATTCCGTAATATTGTAAAACTTCTAAAACAGATTGAGGTGTTCCCTTTATTTTATATAAATTGACAAGATCAAGAAAGAATCGAATTTTACTATCTAATGGGTTGCTATCAATACCTTTAAGTTGAGGTGAATAATTATATCCAAAACTCCTAAACAATTCATCTAGATGTTCATTTGATAATGAATAAGGATCTGTAATTTTAACTCCAAGAGTTGATATGGTTTTATGAGTAGCATACAAATCCCGAAGGAATCTTTTCAATCTAATATAATCATTAGTATTAAATGGAATTTGATCAATTACATTTGTAAAATATTTATTTGCGGTAGCTTGCGAAGATTGAGCTAGAGCTTTTGTAACATTCGTTAAATCTGTTGTACCGCCACTTACAGCTTCAAATATTTTCCAAAAATCAGCAATTGTAAACATATATTATATTCCTCGGGTAGAAATTATTTTAAAGAATTCATCCAACACATAAGCCTCATAACATGAAGATAATAAATCTCCACTACTAACTAAATTTATATTATCATAATTATTTGTATTTCCTCTTATTTTTAAATCTAAATATAAAAAAATAAGTTTTGATAAAGATGTTGTTAATGAATTAAAATCTACATATAAAATAACTGAAGTTGTATCATAGCTTATTACCCCAGTTGTGTCAATCATAGTAAGAGCAGTTGAATCTATTCTGTATGCTAAAAGAGCATCTAACAATGTAAAATCATTAGATTGTAAAAGAAATAAATTTTCTCCAGTTTCATCTAATTCCATATATTTACCGGAACTTGGATATAGCATTATTCTTTCTAAATATTCAAGAGGAATAGTTGACCGTGAAGCACTCTCTGTATAACGATATTCATAAGATATGTATGAATAATTATCGTTAAATAATAATTCAATAAATGATTGCTGCGGGATATAAGTGCCTTCAACCGTAACAGGCGCAGGAATCTGATTTTTATTTATAATACTATATCGAATAAAGTTTTCAAAATAATATTGTAATTCTGGCACAAGTTTTGTTGAAGCTAATGTCATTTTTAATTCCTTATATCTGTTTGAATTATATCTGCTGAACTAAGCATATCAAGGATATGAGTTAGAAAGGTTGATGGTTTATAATCATTCCAATCAAAAGCAGATTGATTTGGAACATCAGATGACCAACGACCTGAATGGAACCTTATTCCTTCCTCTAGTATATTATATTGTTCTTCATCTAATAACTTTCTAAATGTTTCTTTATTTGAAGATACCATATCTGCAGCATCTCTATCATGTCTTTGGTCAGTATGTTTACGACTCCCAAAATTCCCATACTTTAATGAATCATGAAAAGCAATAGCTAATAATAAAGTATCTGCATTTGTAGTCTTTGGTTGATAATCAAACATTCTAAATAATTTAACCAAAGCATATAACATCTCATATGTATGCTCTGCAATATCAGGAACTCTTCCATCAATCTTTCTGTGATATTTTAAAGTGGACGCAGTTGGTCGATCCCAAGCATCTGGTAGAATCTTACTTATTCCTACCCACAACTTAAAACCTTTTTCTGTCATATTCTTTTCTAAAAGTTCATCCATCTTTTGTTTGTAATTCATTGGTTATTCCTTTCTTTATTTTCTATTTTACAAAATGATCTTTATTTGTATTCCACATGACTTCAAATTGTTCATTAATAGCTTTAACTTTATCTTCCTTAATACTTTCTCTAATAGTTCCATTAAGAATAAAGTTTTTAACTTGAGGTTCAGCTGCATCTTTAACTCTTTTGTATTATCACTTTCAACTATCATATTGCCAGCGAAAATTTTGTAACTTTTTAACATTTTTTTGTTTCCTTTTTATTTTAAAATATACTACCCCGAGTTCTTTCAGCCTTTTCTTTAGATGATCCTACATCTTTTCCTTTCAATGCTGCCTTTTTCATTTTTAGTTGATATTTTTGTATTTTCTTTTGAGATTTAGCAATTACATCTTTAATTTTTTTCATACATTTTTCAGGATTTTTGGATTGTTTACAATTTCCCGATTCTTTCTGTAGAAGAGCAATTCTTTTTTTCTCAGCATTCATATAAACTGCTGTTAAACATATGTCTCTTTTAGATCCTATTGCAAGCACTCCACATTTATTCTTGGCTTGATTCATAGCTGCACCAATAGATCTCCATACTATCCACCCACCTGGGGTAAGTAAAATTATTCCCAAGATACTTTTGAAAACACCCTCTTGAACATAAACTTCTTCAAATTGTTCATTAATATTTGTTATATCTTTTTCTTTAATATTCTCCATCACAGTCCCGTTTAGAATAAAGTTTTTTACTTGAGGTTCAGCTGCATCTTTAACAAAATTTAAAAGCTGAATCTTTAACTCTTTTGTATTATCGCTTTCAACTATCATATTTCCTGCGAAAATTTTATACTCATTTAACATTGTTTTGTCTCCTTTTTATAGGGCCAGAATTGCTATAATTATCGCACCAAGACCCATAACTCCTATTATTGTTTTATGATACATATTATCTATCTTGTGTTGATGTTGTTCATATCTATAAGAATTTTCTGAATCTGCCCATAGTTGTCTATACTCTTCTGCCTTTAATTGTTGAAGAGCAATATATTCTTTTAAAGCGTTTATTGTTTGTATATAAGTATTTATTAATTTTTCTTGTTCTTCGGTAATCTCCTGATATGCTTGTCTAGCTTTTAGAAACCCCTGAACCTTTGTATATTCTTTTGGTGCGAAAGCAATATATTTTGCTTCTTTTAAATCTGTTGTAACTTTAAAATCTTTATCTAATAAAATTTTAACAGGTTTATCTGGTAAAACAATATCAGTATTTAATTCATATATTGGTGTCGGTTTAAATTTATGTATTTTCATTTCTCTTGGCACAAATTGAGTTGGTGTACAAGAGACGAAAAAAATTAAAATTAGAAACAAA